TGCCGGTCAGCCCCGACATGGCCGAGGACCTCGCGGCCGCCATCGCGCAGCTCTACGAGCAGGCAGAACTCGCCCTGATCGACAAGATCACGACGGCTCTCGCCGAAGGCCTCGACAGCCCGATGTGGGCCGAGCTCCGGCTCGCCGCGATCGGCAATCTCCGCACGGCGATCGAGGACATCATCGCCGCGCTCCAGGCGAACGCCACGCCTGCGATCCACCAGGCCGTCGCCGATGCCTACAACCGGGGCGCCGCAGCGGCCGTCGTGGAACTCGGGGCGCTCGCCCCGAGCGTCGCGGCCATCCCGCCCGGTACGCACGCCGTCGACCGGCTCGCGGCAGCAATCGTGCAAGAGACCGGCCCGGCCCACGTGCGGATGCTGCGGCAGTCGATGGACGTCTACCGGCAGGTCATCGCAAGGGCCACGGCTGAACCTCTGCTGGCGAATACGACTCGGAGGCAGGCCGCGCAGCGCGCGCTCACGGCCTTCGCGGACCGCGGCATCACCGGCTTCGTGGACCGCTCCGGCCGAGCCTGGAACATGACGTCGTACGTCGAGATGGCCACCCGCAGCGCGCTCGGCCGGGCAGCCGTGGACGCGCACACCGAGCGCCTGGGCGCGGCCGGCATCGAACTGGTCGTCATCTCCGACTCGCCGGAGGAGTGCCCGCGCTGCCGTCCCTGGGAGGGGAAGGTGCTGCGGCGCGACGGTGCCTCCGGCGCCGACGAGGTCGAAATGGAGCACGCCACCGAGGACGGCCAGATGGTCACCGTCCGCGTGGCGGGCTCCCTCGAGGAAGCCCGGGCGGCTGGTCTCTTCCACCCGAACTGTCGGCACAACGTGTCGATCTACCTGCCCGGCGTGACCCGGCCGCGGCCGAAGCCACCGAACAGGGCGACGTACGAGCAGACGCAGCGCCAGCGCTATTTCGAGCGGCAGGTCCGCATGTGGAAGCGCAAGGCCGCGGCTGCGGTCGACGACAAGGCGCGCGCACGGGCGAACGCCGGCGTCCGCGAGTACCAGAAGCGGATCCGCGAGCTGGTCGCCGAGACCGGGCTGCCGCGCAAGAGCCACCGCGAGCAGATCGGCGCGGGCGCCGCGCGCTGACACAGACTTCCGGCCGCCGCACGGCGCCCGGGAAACCCGAAACGGGAGAACACCCATGTCCAAGAAGACGCTTCCGCACCTCGCCGCACGCCTCTCTGGCGGCGGCTGGATCCACCCGTACGGCCACGCCCCTTTCTCGCCGGTCCTCTACGCGGATGGCGGCGCAGGGGACGGCGGCGGATCCGGATCCGGCGGGCAGTCCGGCGCCGGTGACGCGGGCGGTGACGGTGGCCAGAGCGGCACCGGAGATGGTGGCACGGCTGGCGGCGCGTCGGGTCAAGGCTCCGGCCAGCAGAACCCCGCCGGAGGCCAAGGCGGTTCCGGAACGGGCGGCGAGCCCGACTGGAAGGCCGAGGCCCGCAAGTGGGAGAAGCGCGCCAAGGAAAACAACACGGCCGCTGAGGAGCTGGAAAAGCTCAAGGCCGCTCAGCTGACCGAGCAGGAGAAGGCCATCGCCGAGGCGGAGAAGGCAGGCCGCACGGCCGCTGCCTCCGAGGCCCAGGGCGAGATCGAGAAGCGGGACGCCGAGCTGCGCGAGCTGAAGGTGAGGGAAGCGGTCCGCGACCGTGCCAGCACCCAGGGCGCCAAGTCAGCATCCCTGCTCAACTCGCTGTCCTTCCGCGACCGAATCAGGGACCTCAACCCGGCGGACAAGACGTTCGGCGCGAACCTCGACGAGGCCATCAAGGCCGAGCTGGAGGAGCACCCCGAGTACGCCGCACAGGGCGCCGGCCAATCCGGCGGCGACTTCTCCGGCGGCACCGGCGAACGCGCAGCGAAGCGCTCCGGATCGCTCTCCGGGGCGATCGCGAACCACTACCAGACCTGATCATCAGGGAGTACCCCATGCCCGTGACGCTCGCTCAGGCGCAGCTCAACACCCAGGCGGACATCGACTTCGCCGTCATCGACAACCTCCGCCGCAACTCGTGGCTGCTGAACAACTTCGTCTGGGACGACACCGTCACCCCCGGCACGGGCGGCGGCTCCCTCACCTACGGTTACACCCGGCTCCTCGCCCCGTCGAAGGCTGCGTTCCGGCGCTTCAACGAGGAGTACGTCCCGAGCCAGGCGACCCGCGAGCGGAAGACCGTGGAGCTCCACCCGCTGGGCGGCAGCTTCAGCGTGGACCGCAAGCTCGCTCGGCTCGGCTCGGCGGCGACCAACGAGATCATGTTCCAGATGGCGCAGAAGTTGACGTCCGTTCGGACACGCTTCCAGCATGAACTGATCCTCGGCGACACCGCCGTCGACGACGCTGGCTTCGACGGCCTGGACAAGGCCCTGGTGGGCCAGAGCACGGAATACGTGCCGCTCAACGAAGGCGTGGCCACCGGGTACCTCGACTGGTCGCCGCAGACGATCGTCACCGAGGACCTGGCCATGTCGGCCTTCGACGCCTTCGACGACTTCCTGTCCCGGATCCTGGGCTCGCAGACCGGCTCCGGCGACACCAATGCCGACGGCTCCATCCCGGCGGGCGTGAAGGCGATCCTCGGCAACACGAAGTCGATCGCCAGGATCAAGTCCCTCGCCCGCCGCGCCTCGCAGTTCACCGAGGAGAAGAACGCCCTCGGCCAGCTGATCGAGCGCTACGGCAACTGGGTCCTGGTCGACCTCGGCGACCGCGCCGACGACTCCGGCCCGATCATCCCGATCCGCTCTGCGGACACCGACGGCGGCGGCGCGGGCGGCGTCATCACCGGCCTGACCGACATCTACGCCGTCAGCCTCGGCCTGGACGCGTTCCACGGCGCTGCGATGGCCGGCACTCCGCTCGTCGAGACCTTCCTGCCCGACTTCACCCAGCCCGGCGCGGTCAAGAGCGGCGAGGTCGAGATGGGTCCGGTCGCCGCGGTCCTGCGCAACACCAAGAGCTGCGGCGTCATCCGCAACGTCAAGGTCAGGTGATCATCGTGACGACCAAGTACAAGATCGAGGCCCCCGTACGGTCCTTCACCGGCGAGTCCGTGGGCGTGCACTTCCACAAGGGCACCGGCTACGTCGACGACTCCACCAAGGAGGGCCGCGCGGCGCTGGAGTACTTCCGGCGCCACGACTACGGCGTTGCCCCGGCCGACGACAAGACCGAGGAGGAGCGCGTCCAGGAGCTGGTCACCGGCACCTCGGTACAGCGTCAGTCCGCGGCCGATGACGGGCCGTTCGACCCGGCCAAGCAGCGGGTTGAGGACGTCCTGGCCTACCTGGACGGGGCCGACCTCGCCGAGGCGACCCGCGTCCTGGACGCGGAGGCCGCCGCGAAGACGCCGCGCGTCGGCATCACCAGCAAGCGCGAGGAGATCCTCGCCTCCAAGGCGCCTGCGGCTCCGGCCGGGGACGACCAGAAGGGAGCCGGGCAGTGACGCTCCTCGGCGCATTCAAGGGCAACCCCCGCAACGAGCTCGGCTGGCTCAACTCGGCCGGCCGTCCGGACCCGGAGGCCGTCTTCCACCGGGCGAACCTGTCGCGCGTGGGCCTGGACGACGTTCCGGCCGCCGCGACCGGCGTCATGTGCTCCGTCGCCATCTACCTCCAGGACGGCGACACCATCACCAACCTCACCTTCATCTCGGCGGGGACAGCGGGCGGCACGCTGACGAACCAGATCGCCGCCCTGTACTCCGGGGCAGGCGCGCTGCTCGCGCAGTCCGCGGACAAGACAACGGAGGCCTGGGCGGCCGACACCGCCAAGACATTCGCGCTCGCCTCGCCGGTCCGGATCACCAAGTCGGGGATCTACTACGCCGCGCTCGCCATCGCGGCCTCCACGGTGCCGACGCTGGTCGGTTCCGTGGGCGCGAAGCCGGTCCTCAGCGGCGAGGGGAACCTCTCGCAGACCTCTGGCTCCGGCATCGGCGCGACGGCCCCGGCAACGATCGCCACGCCCGCCTTCAAGCGGCACGTTCCGCTCGTCATCGCGAGCTGAGAGGACGACGAGATGCCTCTCTCTGGAACGCTCCTCGCAGTCAGCGGGTTCGCGGAGCTCACGACGGCGCTCGACCTCGGAACGGGCAGGGCGGCACAGACCCTGTCGCGGAAGATGTCCCTCGCCAACGGCACGGCAGCGGGCCAGGCCGACAGAGTCTGGAGTGACCGACGCACGCTCGCGGCGTCGGGAACCGAGGACCTGGACCTGGCGGGCGTCCTCCTCGACGCGTTCGGCGCTGCGATCACCTTCGCCCGGATCAAGGGCCTGATCATCGCTGCGTCGACGGCGAACACGAACAACGTCGTCGTCGGTGCTGCTGCTACGAATCCGTGGGCCACGCTGCTCTCCGCCACCGGCACCGTGACCCTGCGGCCGGGCGCGTTCCTCGCGGTCGGCACCGGCCAGGCGGACGCCACCGGGTATGCGGTGACGGCGGCCACGGCGGATCTGCTGAAGGTCGCCAACTCGGGTGCGGGTACGTCGGTGACGTACGACGTCCACATCATCGGCGCGTCCGCGTAGCCGAGCATGACCGCGTAGAGGGAGGCCCGGGCGGTGGGCCTCCCTCACGCATGTCCATCTCCACCCTCAGCGTGAGGAGGCGCGATGGCGGCCACCGGGTACGTGTCTCCGACCGGCGACACTCGCAAGGTCAACCGGACCGGCGACACCATGACCGGGGACCTCGTCCTGCCGGATTCAGTCCCGGACACCGGCCGGTCCGCAGTGACAAAGGAGTACGTCGACGCTGCGGTGGCCGAGGCCAGCGGAGGTGTTCCGGCGAACACGGTCGCAGCTGGGACGCAGTACGGGCAGGCTCCTGACGCGGGGCAGAGCGCGTCCTACTCGCGCGGCGATCACCAGCACGGCACCCCAGAGGCTCCCACCGCAGAGAACCTGGTAGGCCTCAGCGAGTTGCTTAGCGAACTCCTTGCCGGGTTCCTCCAGCTCACCGGTGGGACCCTCACCGGGACCCTCACGATCGAGGACGGGCAGCTCATCCTCCACTCGTCGGGGACTGCCATCAACGCCGTCGACCGCGGCGCCCTGAACAACTTCGCCGCCTACGTCTGGCGGACCGCCGGGGTCGACCAGTGGGCGCTCCAGATGGCCAACGACGGCACCAACAACCTCGTGCTGACCGACTCCAACGGCTTCGTCGTCATGAGGGTCACCCCCGGCTCCCCGCCGAAGGTCACGTTCCCGGCCTACGTCACACTGGCCTGCGGAAGCAGTGCTGCAAGCCGGACCGCCAGGGTGAAGATCATCGACGATGACCTTTCCGGCCTGCCGGCCGCCGCCGCGTGGACGGTGGTGTCGACCAGCGCGGGCAGCAAGCTCCAGTGCTCGATCCCCGCCGTGGCAGGTGACCGGATCGAGGTCTACCCCAACTTCCTCTACCTCGGGAGCCACTTCCTCGACTGGGTCCTCCTCGACTCCGGTGGATCGATCGCCCAGTACGCCACCTCGGAGTCGGCGACGCCCCCGACCGAGGGCAACCCTGCGCTGTACCCCACGCTGACCATCAGCAAGGCGCCCAGCCCGGAGATGTTCGAGGTCGCCTCCGGCCACCTCAACGGCGGTATGGCGACGATTGCCTTGGCACACCAGGGGCTGGGCACGGGCTCGGGTAACCGGGTGTACGCCCACAGCACCTACCCGTGGCGGCTCCGGCTGAAGAACATCGGGGGTGAGCCTTCGTGACGGACGTCATCGCAGGCCAGATGGTTGCGCTCCTGTCGCAGTGGCGCTCCTACGAGGGCGGCCCGCTCGTCGACCTCGACGCGACACCGACTATCGGCATCACCCGCGTCGCCGGGGGCACGGTGATCGTCGCCCCAACCACCACTGGTGTCACCCACCCAGGGCCCGGCTCGTACGGCTACGGCTGGACTCCCGCCCTCGACCTCGCCCCGGGCCTGTATCTGGCGCTCTGGAGCGGCAGCGCCAGCGGCTCGCCGGTCACCGCGACGGAGACCGTCACCGTCACCGCGCCCGCGGGCGGGCGCAGGTACGCAACAGTCGCCGAGTACGAGGCGTACACCGGGGCCACGGCTCCCGCCACCACGGCGGCCCGGCTGATGCAGGCATCCCGGATGCTGGAGCGCCTCGTGCTGCGCTTCTGTCGGTACGACGCCGACGCCGCGTCCGGGATGCCGACTCACTCGCTGGTCCTGGCCGCATGCCGCGACGCGGTGTGCGCTCAGGTCGCCTGGTGGGAGCAGGTCGGCGATCCATCCGGGGCGGACGCGGTTGGCTGGGGCTCCGTCAGCATCGGCTCCGTGTCCCTCGGCCGCTCGGTGACAGCCGTGTCCGGGGAGGACGCGCCCGCGCGGCAGCTCGCGCCGGCGGCCTGGGACGCCCTGTTGGACCCGTCGCTCACCCCCGACATTTTCCTCATGGGGGCGGTGACAACGTGCTGATCCCCCGCTGGCTGATGCGGCATCGGATCACTGTCGAGGCCTACGACGGCGAATCCAGCACGGGCACGCTCTACGCCACCCCGATCGTCGTGAAGTGCTTCCTCGACGAGGAGACCCGCATGGTGCGGAGTCCTGGTGGCGAGCAGACCACGTCGACGTCGACCGCCTATGCCGACCTGGACGCCACTGCCCCGGCCATGTCCCGAGTGACCCTTCCAGATGGCCGGGTGACGACCGTCATCGCCGCGAAGAAGCGCAACGGCATGGGCCTCCAGACCCCCGATCACCTGGAAATCCAACTCGAATAGGGGGCCGTCATGGCGCAGTCCTACCGCCTCCGTCTGAACACAGGCCCGGTCGCTAGGGAGTTGCGGCAGTCGGCCGCTCGCGGCCTCCTCCTCGGTGCCGAGCACGTCCTGGGCGTCAGCAACGAGCGCGTGCCGCTGGATGAGGCCGAACTCCAGCGGTCGGGTACCGCGAGTGTGGATGAGCCGAGCCTGACCGGAATGGTCAGCTACGACACCCCATATGCCGTCGTGCAGCACGAGCGCCTGGACTACCGGCATGCGCCCGGGCGAGAGGCGAAGTACCTCGAGAACTCCCTCAACTCGGAGCGGCAACAGGTCCTGGCGCTCGTGGCTGCCGAGATGCGGCGGGCGCTGCGGTGAGCGGCGAGACCCACGACGTCGACCTGCTGGTCGGCGTCGCCGAGCTGCTCGCGGCCGAGGGCGTCGGCGTCTACTCGCCGGATGCCGCGCTACCAGGGGATGTGACCGGGATCGTGCTTGGCCGAGTGCCGGACGGCCCGGACCAAGTCCTGGGGCTGACGCCGTATCCGGTGGCGGACGACGACAGTACGGACTCGGTGACTGGCATCCAGGTGCGCATGCGCGCGGGCGTCGGCGTCATCGCCCTGGTCCAGCTCGCAAATGACGTCTTCCGCGTGCTCCACAACCGCTGCTCCTGGAATGCCCACGGCGTGCGAGTGGAGATCTCTTGGCGCAACTCCGAGGCTTGGATCGGCCAGGACGCGCGCGGGCGGATGGAGAAGACCGCCAACTACTACGTCCGGACGGTCCGGTCCGGCTCCAACCTGCACGACTGAGGAGGACCGCATGTCCACTCCCACGGAGGAGACCGAGCTTGCCCGCGAGTGGCGGCTGGAGATCAACATGGGCACCGACGTGGCGCCCGACTGGCAGCTCTGCCCCGGCGTCCGCGAGTTCCAGCCTGCGTCGGAGCCGAACATCGAGGACGCCAGCGACTACGACGGGGACGGCTGGTCCTCGAACGAGAAGACGGGCCAGTCCTGGGAGCTGACGGTCAAGATCCGTCGCAAGGCCAACAAGGACGTCAAGGTCTACAACCCCGTCCACGAGAAGATCCGGCTGGCGCACTTTGCGTACGGCTCGGCGAACAAGGTTCACCTGCGGTACATGAACCGCAACGGCCTGCCGGAGGCGTACGAGGGCAAGGCGATCCCGAACTGGCAGCCCGCCGGCGGCGAGTACACCGCCCTCGGGGAGACCGACATCACCTTCACCGGTGACGGGCCGCTCACGCCGATCACGAACCCGCTGGCGCCCTGATGGCGGCGAGTGAGGAGCAGTTCGAAGCGCTCGACCAGTTCCTCGACGACTACCTCGAACTCCCCGTACCGGGCAAGGACGGGATGACCCGGGTGTACCGGATCGAGGACCCGTCCGCAGAGGACGGCATCCGCATCGAGCGGATCACGACCCTGGCGGCTCGGCTCGCGGGTGGCGGGGCGGCGCCGAACACCGAGGTGCTCTCCGACGAGGAGGAGCGCGATCTGTACCGGATGTGCTTGGGCGACGCCTACGACCAGCTCCTGGCCGACGGCGTGAAGTGGGGCCCGTTCAAGCACACCTCGCTCACGGCGATGTTCTGGATCACCGCCGACAAGGCTACGGCCGCCCACTTCTGGCGGACTGGCCAGGGAAAAGCGGCGAACCGGGCGGCCCGGAGAGCGCAGGCGAAGCCCGGTACATCGGGGTCGGGCGGGGCGAACTCGACCCGGTCACAGGGCTCTACGAGTGGTACGAGGGGGTCCCGGCGTCGTCGACGTCCGGAAAAGGGTTCAGGAACCTGACCTGGGGGCGACTGCTTGCCCAGTGGCCCCTCATCGAGGCCGACCTCCACGAGACCTACGGAATCGACGTGGGGGACGGCATCCTCCGCCGCCGGTCGTACAGGTGGCTGCGCGCCCGCGTCCTCGGCCTGCTCTCCACCGAGAGCCGCCTGCACAGGCACTTCGCTCCGCCTCCCGAGAAACCCCGGAAGCCCAGGAGGTGAGGCGCTGTGGCGCTGACCGTTGGCGAACTGAACGCCATCCTCAGTGTCGATGACCGGGCGGTGGACCCTGCGCTTCGGCGGATGGAGCAGGCGCTCCGGGCCACCGGCCAGCGCGTAGGGGACGACGCCGAGAGCGCTGGCCAGCAGGCCGGCACAGCCCTCGGTGGCGGCTTCATCCGCGGCCTGGACGGACGGTGGCGCGACCTGCGCGGGATGCTCGTCGACGAGGTCACCGCCGCCCAACTGGAGGCCGAAGGGCAAGCGCACCGTGCTGGCCAGCAGGTCGGCGGCGCCCTCACCGACGGCGCAGGCGACGCCCTCGGAGACCTCCGTCGTACTGCCGGGCAGGCCGGTGATGACGCTGGCGGCGCCCTCGGTGACGGCCTCGCCGACGGCGGTACGGCCGGGGCGGATGAGGCCGCTCAGAGCATCGGCGACCGGCTCCGCGACCGCCTGAAGCTGGCGGCGGCCGGCGCCGGTGTGGCGATCGGCGCGGTCCTGATGGACGCGACGGCGCAGGCCATGGAGCAGGGGCAGATCAGCGGTCGGCTCGCGGCTCAGCTCGGGGCGACCGGTCCGGAGGCGCAGCGGTACGGGCACATCGCTGGGCAGCTGTATGCGTCGGCCGTGACCGAGGATTTCCAGGGCGCGGCGGACGCGATCAGTGCCACCATGCGCGCCGGTATCGCACCGCCCGGGGCGACGGAGGCACAGCTTCAGTCGCTTGCCACGAAGGTCTCCGACCTCGCGACCACCTTCGAGTTGGACCTTGGTCAGACCGCGAATGCCGTCGGCCAGGCGATCAAGACCGGCCTCGCGAAGGACGGCACGGAGGCGCTCGACGTCTTCACGCGCGGTCTCCAGGTGATGGGCCCCCGGGCCGACGACCTGATGGACACCTTCAACGAGTACTCGACGGTGTTCCGCCAGACCGGGTTGGACGCGAAGACGGCGACCGGCTTGCTCTCGCAGGGCATGAAGGCCGGAGCCCGGGACACGGACGTGGTCGCGGACGCGATCAAGGAGTTCGTCCTGATTACCCAGGGCGGAGGCAAGAAGGTCGACGAGGCGTTCGCAAAGATCGGCATGTCCGGCAAGGACATGCAGTCGATGCTCGCCGAGGGCGGACCCACTGCCGCCAGGGCGATGGACATGGTGTTCGATCGCCTCCGCGCGGTGAAGGACCCAGCTGAGCGGTCCGCTCTGGCGGTCCAACTCTTCGGCACTAAAGCCGAGGACACGCAGAAGGCACTCTTTGAGCTCGACCCGTCGAAGGCGGCCGACGCGCTGGGCACGGTCGGGGGCTCGGCCGACGAGATGGGCGACAAGCTCCGCGACAACAGCGGTGCCAGGCTGGAGGCCTTCAAGCGGGGCATGCAGCAGAACCTCGTCGACGTCATCGGCGGTGAGGTCCTGCCCAGGATGCAGGGCTTCTTCACCTTCCTCTCGGAGAACAAGCCCGCCGTCTACGGCCTGATCGCTGCGGTGGCTGCGCTGGGCACGGCCTTCGCAGTCGCTTCGATCGGCGTCTGGGCGATGAACAGCGCGATGCTCGCCAACCCCATCTTCTGGATCATCGCGGGCATCGCGGCGGGAGTCGCGGGCGTCGTCCTGCTGATCGTCACCTACTGGGACGAGATCAAGACGGCGACCGGGACTGCCTGGGACTGGGTCGTCGCAAAGGTCACCTCGGCGAAGGACGGCACGCTCGCAGCGATCGCCTACCTCGCCGCGATCCCCGGCATGGTCGGTGCCTGGTTCGGCGACATGAAGGACCGAGCCGTCACCAAGGGGACGGAACTGGTCGTCTGGGTGAACGGCTGGCCGGGCCGGATCTACGCAGGGATCGCCGGTCTGGGGTCTGGGCTCTCGCAACGCGCGTCCACCGCTTGGCAGAACTTCCGGGACGCAGCAGTGCAGAAGGCCACCGCCTTCGGGGTCTGGGTCGCAGGCTGGCCCGGCCGGATCTCGAATGGGATCGGCTCGCTGAACAAGCTGCTCTACGACAAGGGCGTCAACGTCGTCCAGGGTCTGTGGAACGGCATCAAGTCCATGGGCGGCTGGATCATGTCGCAGCTGACCTCGTGGGCGAAGTCGGTCATCCCCGGGCCGATCGCCAAAGCGCTCGGGATCGCAAGCCCGTCCAAGGTGACCACTGCACAGGGCAAGTGGATCGCGAAGGGCCTCGTCAAGGGCCTGACGGGCAGCCAGAAGCAAGTGCAGGGCGCGGCCGACAAGTTGGCGGACATCGTCCGTCAGTCCCTGTCCGGGAAGAAGGAGCGCGCCGCCCTCAAGAAGATCAACAAGGCGGGCAACAGCCTCTACTTCCTCGCCGGGTGGGACAAGAAGGTCGCCGGCCAGCTGAAGACCGCGAAGAAGAAGGTCGCCGACCTGAAGAAGGAGCGCGACAAGCTCTCCGCGGACGTGAAGAAGGGCATCCTCGACAGCGCCGACATCACGAAGCAGGACACCGGCGGATGGCCCCAGACGGCGGAGACCATCCTCGCCGGACTCCGGCAGGACACCATCGCCGCGCAGACCTTCGCGAAGAACCTCGCCACCCTGCGGAAGAAGGGGGTGCGCGCGGACCTGGTCGCGCAGATCGCGCAGGCCGGCGTCGAGGGTGGTTCGTCGGCTGCTGCCGCTCTGGCGAACGCGAACGGCGATCAGATCAAGCAGATCAACTCGCAGCAGGCCGCGCTCGTCAAGGCCGCGGGGGCGGCTGGTACGACGGCTGGCGACGCGATGTACAAGTCGGGGATTCAGGCCGCTCAGGGGCTGGTGCGAGGTCTCACCAGCCAGCAGAAGTGGATCGACAAGACCATGCTCCGCATCGCGAAGAGCATGTCGAAGAGCATCCGCAAGGCCTTGGGCATCAAGTCGCCCAGCCGCGTCATGGCGCAGGTCGGCGCATACACGGCGCAGGGCCTGATCCAGGGCGTCGAGGGGCAGCGGTCGGCGGTCAACCGGTCGATGGCCTCGCTGGTGGAGACGCCGACGGCCGGCTCCTGGGACATGGCCTCGGCGAGCGCACGCCGAGCCGCAGCGAACAGGACAGTGATCGAGATCCGGTCCTCGGGACGTGGCGTCGACGACTTCCTCGTCGAAGGGCTGCGCCGCGGGGTGAAGAAGAAGGGCGGCGGTGACGTCGACCTCGTGCTCTCTGGACGGAGGTCGAACTGATGGCCTTCCCCGAGGACCCGCTCGGCACCACGGTGGAGTTCCAGATCGGCGGCACGTGGGTCAACGTCACCAAGGACGCCCAGCTGAAGGACCTCATCACGATTCAGCGCGGCCGTACGGGTGAGGGGCAGGCGGTTGACCCAGCCGCCTGCTCCCTCACCCTGCGATCCCCGGACGGCATCTACTCACTGCGCAACCCCAGGTCCCCGTATTTCGGGCTGCTGAAGAAGAACACCCCGATGCGAGTCAGCATCCGGGCCGGGTCCCCCTACCTCGACCTCACCGGCACGGCGAACACCGCGTCGACCCCGGACGCGGCCGCGCTGGACATCACCGGGGACATCGACCTTCGCTGGGAAGGCGAGTGCGACTGGTACGCAACGGGCGCGCAGGTGCTCATCGGCAAGTGGGGTGCCGCAGGGCAGCGCTCGTACAACATGCGCGTTGTGGGTGGCGGCCTCTACATCCACACGTCGCAGGACGGCACGGTCGGGCGGCAGCACTTCATCACGCTGCCGTCCGGGCTGCCTCGTCATGCGGCAGTGCGCACGGTGATGGACGTCGACAACGGGGCTGGCGGGGTGACGACCCGCCACTACTGGGCGCCGACCATGGCCGGACCGTGGATTCAGTTCGGTGGTGACCTCACGTCCAGCGGCACCGTGGCGATCTTCTCGGGCTCCTCGCCTCTGACGATCGCTCCGGAGCAGCTGGACTCGATCCCGCCGCGCCGGGCAGTGAC